CCAGAAGACGACAAAGTCGGAGCCGAAGCGGTCAAGGAAGTTGAAGCAACCAAAACTCAAAAGGACAAATCAAAATGAGCAAATCCTACGACTTTAGTGGGTATGCTTCAAGATACAACGTACTATGCAGCGACGGACGTACGATCAGAAACAACGCGTTCAAGGACATGGACGGCCAGGAAGTGACACTCACATGGGGGCACGACCATTCGACACCGATTACAGTCCTTGGCAAAGCGTACATCGAGCACCGTGATGACGGTCCTTATGTGTATGCATCGTTCAATGATACGCCTGAAGCGCAGCACGCCAAAGAAGCAGTACGCCACGGTGATGTGAAGTACCTGTCAATTTGGGCAAACAAGTTAAAAGAGACTGCAGGAAACGTAACGCATGGAGTGATTCGCGAAGTAAGCCTTGTTTATGGCGGAGCGAACCCCCGTGCTTTTATTGATCATGCGGTTCTTGCCCACGGCGACGGAACATATGACCTCAGTGAAGATGAGGCTCTTATCTACATGGGCGGCTCAGTCGATGAGCTTTCTCATGCCGACGAGGAAAAGGAGAACACGATGGCTGACGAAAACAAGAAGCCTGAAGAGAAAAAAACAGAAGACGACAAGGATGTTGAAGACGTTCTTAACGAGCTGAACGAAGAGCAGCTGGCAGTCGTAGCCTACCTTATCGACGAAGCAAAGAAAGAGGGTAAGGGCGGCGAAGGCGAAGTGAGACACTCAGATTACGAAGGAGACGATGTGATGAGCTACAACGCTTTTGAGCAGAATGATGTACAGCAGCGTGGCAATTATATTTCCCACGCCGATCAGAAAGAAATCCTTGAGATGGCAAAAGATACCAGGGTCGGTACCTTTAAGAACGCCATGAAGATCTACGCTGATGAGAACGGCCTTATGCACGGCGATGATGACGATGCTCCGGAGACATATACTGGTCCGATCAACGGCTTCGATACCCAAACACCTCTGTATCCGACCATGTCCAATAACCCGGCAGATGCTTATCTCACATCCTTTACATATCTCCTTCCGGAGTTTAGGGATGTCCGTGCCGGAAAGCCGCCCGAAATGATCGACTACGACATGAGCTGGGTAAACACGGTTATGACTAAGGTCAACAAGCTGCCGTTCAGCCGGGTACGTACAAGCCAGATCGACATCAGAGATGCTGAGCTTCGTGAATCGTGGAGAGCGAAAGGTTACCAGAAGGGTCACAGGAAGACTCCGTCCGGTAACATCAAGCTCGCAAGACGTACAACCGATCCGCAGACCATTTACGCTCGTACAGATCTCCATCGTGATGACATCGTAGACATCACGGAATTCGATTATGTCAACTACCTGTATCGTATCAATGAGAAGTTCTTCAAAGAGGAACTTGCGACAGCGATTCTCTTTGGCGACGGCAGAGATGACGGCGATCCGGACAAGATCTTCCCGGAACACATCAGACCGATCTGGACGGATGATGAACTGTATACAAGGCATATTGAACTTGACCTGCCGACTATGAGACAGGAACTGCAGGGTACTGAGACTGACTCTTACTTCGGTGACAACTACATCACTGCAGAAGCCATGATTCAGACGCTGCTTTATGGCCGTGAAGACCATCTTGGAACCGGCACTCCGGACATGTTCATTACTCAGCATATGATGAACGTCATGCTCCTTTCCCGTGATAGGAATGGCCGCAGAATCTTCGGAAGCCGTCAGGAACTTGCCACTCAGCTGAACGTTGGTCAGATCGTAACTGGCAAGCAGTTCGAGAACCGAATCCGTACAGATGCTCGTGGCCAGCAGTGGAAGATGATTGCTATGCTGGTTAATCTTAACGACTATAGCATCGGTAACACAAAGGGCGGCGAGATCACGCACTTCACGCAGTTCGACATTGACTTCAACATCCAGAAGTCGCTGATCGAAGGCAGGTACTCTGGAGCTCTGACACGTATTCAGTCTGCTATGGTTATCGAAGAGAAGGTTACAAGTGGCAGCTCTGGCAGTGGATCTGGTTCTGGTTCTGGTTCAGGTTCAGGATCGGGTTCTGGTTCAGGATCGGGTAGCGGCTCTGGCACTGGTGGCTGATTTCATTAAATCAAAATGAGGTGACCCATGGCGAAGTATTATGGCCCGATCGGCTTTAAAGAGACTTATGAAAAAGAACAAGGGATATGGGATGAGCATGTTATTGAACGATACTACCGCGGCGAGGTACTTAACGCCCGGTTTCGTAACGATACGTCGTCCGAACAGTTGAATGATGAGTTAGGCATGAGTCATGAAGTCAGTATTGTCGCGGATTCTTTCGCCATGGATCATCATAACATGATTAGCTACGTCACAATGTATGGGGTTAAGTGGAAAGTTACGGCAATTGCTATTAACTTTCCACGGCTTAACCTCACGATAGGAGGCTTATACAATGGACCAGAACCTGACGAAGACGAGGCGCCTTGCGCTTGAAAAGATATTTCTTGAGATCTGTCCAAACGTATACTATCAGCCGCCTGAAGGATACAAGATGACGTACCCGGCGATCCGTTATAGACGATCCGCTATCGAAAACAGAACCGCGGACAATATTCCTTATATTTTGGACACAGCCTATGAGGTTACCGTGATCGACAGGGATCCGGATAGCGTCATAGTCGATAAGATCTCTAAGCTGCCGAAATGCAGACATTCGTCGCATTATACGTCAGCGAACCTTAACCACGATCGATTCATTATTTATGCATAGTAGGAGGTTTTACTATGATTACATGGGATGCTATTGGCGAACATTATTACTCAACTGGCGTAGACCATGGTGTCGTATATTTTTATGACCCGACAACAAAGAAGTTCACAAACGGCGTTGGCTGGAATGGCCTGACCGCCGTCAACGAATCTCCGTCCGGTGCTGAGCCGACAGCCGTCTGGGCAGACAATATTAAGTACCTGAACTTGATGAGCGCTGAAGAATACGGCTTTACCATCGAAGCACTTGACGCTCCGGACGAGTTCGATGAATGCGACGGCAGCAAGGCTGTTGCAGACGGTATCAAGATCGGTCAGCAGGAGCGTAAGCTCTTTGCTTTCTGCTATCGAGTTCTTAAGGGTAGCGATACAGCGGGAACCAATCTTGGATACGAGCTGCACATCGTCTACAACTGCCTGGCTTCACCGTCTGAGCGCAATCACAGCACCGTGAATGACTCACCCGAACAGGAGACTCTTAGCTGGAGCGTTTCCACAACAGCTATCGATACTGGCATTACTGGCATGAAGCCGACCTCTACAGTCGTTATCGACTCCACCGTTGTTGGTACTTCCGGAATGAAAAAGATCGAAGACGCACTTTACGGTGCTGGTGTTGATGGCGTCGCTGAATGCCCGCTTCCGGCTGCACTCGCTGCACTTGCAGCTTGATGATATTCATCTCATACTACCTACCCCTAAAACTGGGCCTTCGAAAGAGGGCCCTTTTAACTTGCTTTTAAGAAAGGAGCAACACCATGTATAAGATCACGAAAAAGTATGAAGACTTCCTTGGCAACGAACGCGAAGAAAGCTTTCGTTTCAATCTTACTGAATCCGAGATGATGGACATGATCAAACAGGATCCGTCGTTTAGCCCGGATTATCTTGTCTATTTAAGTAAGGAGCCGAGCGGCATTGCCATGATGGAAGTTATGCGGAAACTGATCGTTCTGTCTTACGGTGAACTGTCAGAAGACGGTAAGCACTTTAGGAAAGACGATCAGATTGCAAAGGATTTCGTCCAGTCCAGGGCTTACGAAGAGATCCTTAGCGACTTCTTTGACGGCGAGCATGAAACCATGGTTAAGGATTTTGTCCTTAATGTATTCCCGAAGAAGTACAAGGACGTAATCACTAAACAGATGTCTAGTGCAGTTCCCGTCATTCCGGTTAAGAAATAAGGAGGACATATGCTCCAGATAGAGATACCCAAAGGCGAATATTGGGATGAGGCTAAAAAAGAGTTTCTCTACACGAAAGCCTACACGCTTCGTCTGGAGCATTCTCTTATCTCCATATCAAAATGGGAATCAAAATGGCATATATCGTTCTTCGAAACCAAACTAAATCCTGAACAATTCTTAAGCTACATAAAGTGCATGAGCTTATCGAATGACGTTCCGGATGAAGCGTACGGTAGACTTGGCGAAAAAGAGATCACTTCCATTCTCGAGTACATAAATGATCCGATGACGGCATCTTCCGTACATGAAAAGCCAGGTGGCAGCGCTGGCCGCGAAGTTGTCACGTCGGAACTCATTTACTACTGGATGACGAAATTCAATATTCCATGCGAGTATGAAAAATGGCACATCAATCGGCTTATTATGCTCATTCGAATCTGCATCGCAAAAGAAAACGGCGGGCAGAAAATGAGTAAAGCGGAAACATACGCCAAGCAAGCACAAATCAGAGCTCGTAACAGGGCTAAATTCCATAAGTGAGGTAAGAAATGATTACGCTATCAACTCGTGGCACTTTTGACGGACTTGAGGCACTTCTTACAGGTGGTAAAAGAAGACGTGCCAAGCGCCTTGATATTTTAAGGAAATACGGCGATAAGTGCCTTGAGGCGCTTGTGGAAGCAACACCTGTTCGGACCGGCGTTACGGCAGCATCTTGGCGATATGAAATCGAAACGATAGGCAATACGACAAGACTGGTATTCCATAATGACAACGTGCAGCAGAACATGAACATCGCACTAATCGTTGACAAAGGACATGGAACGCCTAGCGGTACTTGGGTAGAAGGACGTAACTATATAGAGCCGGCTATTGCTGACAAAATAGATGAACTGATAGAAGAAATGTGGAAGGAGATGACGGCCACGTGAGTGTTAGAAACTTGAACAGCGACGAAACTAAGGTCGTATCCTTGGTATTTGACAATTCCAGGTTTGACAGGAACGTCAAGTCGTCTCTGTCCATATATGAGCGTTTAAAAGAATCTTTAAATGAGTCTACAAAGGCTCAGATATTTGACGACATTGCAAGTGGCGTTAAGTCGATTAGCGTAGAACCGCTCTCTAAGGGAATTGACGCACTTGCCGTCAAAATGAGTGCCCTCGATGTAATCGGGAAACGGTTCGTCGAGAACTACACGGACTCGCTTTACAATCTTGCAACCAGCACGATAAAGAAGATGTCGGGCGTCGACATGCTGTCGCAAGGCTGGAGCAAGTACGAAGAAAAGACCTCTGCGGTTCAAACCATCATGGCCGCTACAGCCGATCAGTTCGAGGATACCGGTGAACAGATGGCGTATGTCAATCGTCAGTTAGAGCGCTTAAACTGGTTCTCGGATGAAACTAGCTACCGCTTTACCGACATGACCAA